TCCCCACTGCAGAATTAGACCGTTTGCAAACTTAACGTATCCATTTTGTTCTAATAAAGCAGCTACGATGCCACCGCCGCCAATAGAATCTGCGCAGGCTTTTAATGCCTCGCCATCGTAATATATTGATTTGGTAGATGAGCCAACAGCAGAACTGCCAAGCAGTGCTTTTACAGCAGCAGCTACAGTATTTGCCCCAGTACCGCCGCCCTCTACCGGCAAAACCTTATACTTTGCATCACCGCAAAGCGGCAAATTTTGGCTGCCCTTAGCCGGCGCCGGAGCCAAGCCCCATACGCCAGCAGCATTGGCTGTTGCGCCAGTCAATTTATCAAGGTCAGCCACCTGCTCAATTGTCGTCTTCAGCATTACTTCATCTTTCTCGCCAGTCGCTGTGTTTCTGACTTTGAATATACCTTTTCTAATGGCCATATTTTATACCTCCTTATTAAGAAAACTCTACGTAAGCATCATCCTCTTTGCCGATGCTTACGGTTTCCATATCGACATCAATCCAGATATCACTGTTCGGCTCTTGTACAGATACGACGCAGCGCGGCTCGGTAGCGTTCGCGTTTGCATAAGGCAAATCATTCCACTTTGTTGAGCCGTCACCACGTTTATACCTGCCAGTATCGCTCTCAAATACACACTCACCATCCAGCAAAGTCGGATTGCGGTTAGCTATTGCCTGCGCCAGCCCGCGGGTGGGTTTAAAGCGGCAAAATATGTATTTTACAGCCATAGCGCACCTCTTTACTCAATCGTGCCGCCGTCTAAAATCAGGGTGTCACCAGCGTTAATCTGCAATTTCATTACGCTCATGGCTGCAATTTTAGCATCAGTAACTGCGTTGTCAGCAATTTTGGCTGTGTTAACCTTACCTGCGCCAATGGTCGGATTAGGATAAGTACCGGCTAAGTCACCGCCAGCAGCACCTTTGGGAGTACGTGCATCGCTTAAGCGCGGATCATTACCCTCGGTTACAGTACCGGCCTCAGTACCAAAGTCTTTGTTAAATGCGGTACCTTTGCTGGTGATTTTAGGCTCTAACGTGCTTGCCATGTTATCTACAACGATTTTAACCTTCTTAGGCGTCATTGCCTTGGTGTCATCAGTACCAGCTTTAGCTTCAGATTCGCTGGCGATATCCAACGGATTAGAGATGCTTACAAAGGTTGTGCCACCAAATCTGTAGATTGTACCTGTTGCAAGGTCGGTATAAATTTTGCCGCTCTCGCCGGTAATATTATTGGTATGCGCAGACTCTTTATAAAACAGCTTGTCAGCGCTGTTAAAATAGCCCTCAATAATATCATCTACAAAGGAGGGTAACTGGCTTGCCGGAACATGGCCAGTATCATCTAGCGTTGCAACACCGCCGGCAGCACCCATTTTAGTCAGCGCAATCTTGGTATCATCAGTAATTGTAATATCCTTGGTTCCGTCAAAGGTGATGCCATTAATCTTACGTGCTGTAGCCAATTTATCAGCGGCCTTAACTACGCCCTCTTTGCTGCCCTGTAGCGCAGTCAGTTTATCCTGTACCGCACTGATAGCTGCATCCATATCGCCGCCAAAATAAGCAAGGTCTTTCCAAGCTGTAATGCCATCGCCAAATTTAATCTTACCAGTATCGCGCTCACGGCCAATTTCATCCACAAGCAGGACAGGATTTTTCTCCGTCCATTTTGCAGCTGTTGCGCCAAATAAACTAATTCTTACGTTCAATGTCTTATTTGCCATCTAAATCGCCTCCGTTAATTACCTCTATCTCGCTGTAATCCCTACCACAGCAAAAATATTTCAGATTTGCAGCATCCCAGCGGTACACTGCATTTTCTTCAACTACAAAATATACTGCGTCGCTCTCGCCGGTGGTCGGCAGCTCATGGCGTGTATCCGCCTGCAGGGTTTTACTTACATTAACCTTTTCTACCCCGCTTCCAATGCTGCCGGCAAGCTCTGCATCAGCAGTAAGACTGCCGCCTAAACCAGCACTCTCGATAAGCTGGCCCCAAATCTCAGCCTTAAGCATATCAGGTGACTCCCTTCTCCAGGATAAATTGCGCTGGCGGGATAACCGTATAAACATTGCCATTGCTTAACGTCACTTGCACATCGTAGCAATACTTGCCGCATTCCATGCCTGCCGTATCATCCGGATGGAAAACAAATTGACCATCAGAATCCATTTGCAGCTGCAGCACCGCTGCCGCATCATTAACATCATGCTTAATTGTCAGTACGGCCGTATCACTATCACTAAGCGGCACTACTTTGTTACGTGCATCGCGCACCTTGATTTTTAGGGCGGCGCTATCACCTTTAGTCAGGGTAATTTTATTGCGATAGCGTCCCTCCGTCTCAATTGTCAGCATCGTTAGCTCAGCTCCAATATCAATCCACTCTGTGCAGATACATCCGTGCCCTGATCTAATATCTGCACGTACTTATGCAGCATCACATTAACATAGCCCATCGTCGCCAGTGCTCCCGCATCAATCTGCGCAACAACGTTATCTGTATTGCTGGCAGATACGTAAACAACAAATTCCTGACTTACGACAGTTGCACCGCCTTCTGCCGGCAGATAATCGGGTGCGCTGTCATTTGCTACAAGGTACAAAATCTCACCCTTATCCGGGTCTGTAGCAAACACGCCAAGCTCACGCACATAATAGCCTGCAGATAAGCCGGCATTACTTATGGTAGCACTAACCTTACACATGCCACTATCTTGTGCCTCAATCGTAGCAATACCTATATTTTGTTTAGGTTCTACCAGGTCAGTAAGCTCCTCCATCTGCTTACCTTCCTGCAGGACACCACTACCAAGTTTTAATTTTGTGATAGTAAGCTTTATCCCAGCTTCCACCTTAGCCTGCAGCTGCCTGCCCTGTTTGGTCAGGATTAATCCGCTCCAATTTGGCATATCCTCACGCTCCTTTGTTGTCTCATTGCATTACCAACATAAAATTTTGCATTTACGTCCGGTATTCTGAATTTTGATGGATAGATGTTTACGGTTTTATGTACCCATAACACCTTTGCAAAGTAGATTATTGCCAACAGCTCGCGGTAAAAACTCAAGCCATCTAACCAGCTACGAGTGTTTTTAGTAACCTGTATGGCGCGCTCCAGGTTATCAATAATCCTTTTATCAGGTATACCCTCTTCAATAAGGCGCACCTGGAAATGGTACGGCATACCGCCATACTCCCACCATTCAAACACTTTGGCCGATTGAAATACTGCTGAACAAACCTCTTCCACTGCTGCCGGCGTGCCCTTGTAGCGATGCCAGGCAATAGCATTGCGTACCAGCGCACGTTTTTTTACGATATCAGCCTGATAATCGTAAAAATCTACGTGGTATTGCCACGCAAGCTCATCAATCAGCGTCTCTGATAGCTCATCTAGCCTAGGCAAAAGCAAGATAAGCTCAGTCTGCCTATTGATAAGCTGCAGCTTTGCGCTTATGGCCTTAGCAATATCCTGTACCGTTTTGTCACTTGCAATAGAGCTGGGCAAAATCTGCTGCAAGCTGTCATCCTTAAGCTCAAGCATTCTCTATCCCTCCCAGCTCTACTTTTGTGCTGGTGCAAACACCAACTTGTGTCTGTGTAAGCTTAGCATATACCGGAGCCGTAACCGCAACACGTTTAGCGCCTGCGGCCATAATCCTGGCTATAAGCTCAGACGGATTGACGTCACGGCCTAGCTTAGATTTTTGCCATTGGACAAAATCTGTTACGGCATTATTAACAGCCCTTTGAATAGCACCCGCCTGCGTCTCATTATCACGGTCAATATAATAGCTTACATCAATCCTATAATTTACAACCTCAGGTGCCAGCACAGTCACCTTGTCCGTCAGCGGACGTACACGCTTGTCATCCAGCGTTACTTTGACCTGATTAAGCAGTTCCTCGCCAGGCAGCTCGCCACCAGCTAGGAGCGGCCTAACCTCCACGGTACCTGCAGAAGGCGACCAGACGGTTACGTCAGCTATCTTGGCCGATGCACGCTTAGCGTGATAGATATACGCGCCATCAGGCCCGGCCGTGCTAAAACGCTCCGGGGCACCATGGATATCCTCGCGATAGCTATCATCGGTCTGCGCATCAGCGCCGCCTTCAGAAGTTGTAATATTGGCCACACTTGCCACATAAGGCACCGGGTCAACCAACGTTTTGAGTTGCCCGGCAATGTAACCATTTCCTTTAGGCCCAGTCTCTAAACATGTAGCACTGCCCGTTCCGCTAGTCTGCCCAGCCTTGATGATCATCGGAGCATCAAGTGCAAAAAACACGTTGTCACCGGCGGTAAACCGCGTGCCGGCAGGGATAATCGTGCTGTTTCCCAGCTCAGCAGATAATGTTACCTGCATCGTTGTCACTGCGGCCGTTGCTGGTATGCGTTCTACGCCAACCAAGGCGCCGAGATGGTCCAGGTTATTGCCATCAGCATACCTAAGCAGATTTTGCTTGCCGGTCTCATTGATTTTATTGAGCAGCAGGATAATCACCGCCGCATTGGTCAATAAAAATAACCGCACAGGGTCGCCTTTAGCAAGGCTTCTGCCGGTTATCTTTTCATATTCACTCAATATGTAGCTTTCAACTTTTGCCGCATCCGCATCAACGAATACTATCTCAGGTAAGCTTTTTAGTTTACTCGTCATCGTTAATCATCACCTGCACTTTCGGAATTAACACACCATTATCGGTACCAGTAATAGTGATACCGGTTACGGTTACGCGCGGTTCATAGGCTTTTATGGCCATGATTATTTCAGACTGCAGCTGTGCCTGAGCGGTGTTCATTGGCTTATCCAACATTTCTGCGTCAGAGCCAAAATCACGATTCAACGGCACAGAGTATTTTGTGGTAGTAATTATTGTACGCAGATTTTGCAGGATTTCCGCAACTTCTGATGCTGGTGCAAAATCAATACCTTGCACTGGCTGAGCTAAAACATCGTAAATCATAATAATTTTAACCCTCCTGCGTATTCTTTCAGCGTCACGCTTACTTTAGCACTCATAATGTTACCAAACTTGCCCCAGAAGGAAACGCTTTCATCCAGGCTTTCAATAACCCACATGTTATCTGTAATTAAATTACCACCAATAACCAAGGGGAAATATTTACCTGTATCGCGCATCTTTCGTAGCTTTTCAAGCTCCTTAGCTGGGTTTATGCCCTGATCAGCACGCAATTGCATAGAAAAGCTAATCTTCTCTACGTCCGGACCGATGAATTCCAGCACCAGCTTATCGCCGATAATATCATGCTGAGCCCAGCGCCCTGCGCTGCCACGTCCATAATCATCGAATGTACGAATATAATGGCTAGATACGATAAATGGTATATCTGCCATGAAACCTACAAGCATAATATCAACCTCCAATCATTACATTGCTGCTCCCCACCGCCACACTCCCACCACAGCTAACGCTGTCCCCTATTCTGCCGGCAGCCTTGCCGTTGATATAAACACTGGAGCTGCCGCTAGCGATAACGCCGCTATGCGTCGGATGCGCTACACACCCATGCGGAGCGTAGCTGTCACCCACGCGCCCAGCACCTTTACCATTGATGATAACATTAGTGCTTGCAGTAACAAGCGCCGTAGGTGCACAGGCATCGTGGCCAGTGTCATTGTCGCCTAAGCGTGTTGCTTTTGGCATGTTAATCACCTCCTTTTACCTGTTTTGGGTATAGAAAAAGCCGCTTACTTCAGTAAGCGGCTTGAAGAGCCTAGAACATATATCTAAGCCTCAGCTTGTTCATTTTGTAATGCAATATCAAATATAGCATCTGCAATAGATTTTATATATCCAATATTATCACACACAAAATCTTTAGTAATATCCTCTTGTTCAGCCGATATATGGCTTCTATCAATCTGATGAGCAATCTCATTCCTTCTTTTAAAAAGTTCTTTTACAACTTTTCGCCCTTGCTCGATAGATTCCTTCTGATTTTTTGTTGGAAAAGCCTTTTCCATTACATCACTAAACTTAATTCCAATTAAATTCAACTGATCTTTCATACATTCCTCAGAAAGATATACTTCTCTAGAAAAACGTTCATTTAAAAATTCAAAAAAAGCATCGCTAGATCCCTGGTCTTGAACAATTTTTTCAAATAACTCCATTGGTACTGAGAATCTATTATATTTATCAGACTTTGACCATTGATTGATAAACATATGGTATACAGCATATTTACTCATTTCATGAATAAAGAAATCTAAGATACCTTCAGCTAAAACTATTTGTGAGCGTAAAATAGTTTTTCCTTCTGATTCCATCCCTTTATCCTGTAAATCATCAAACACTCTATATTGTTTTTCTATAGATAGCATACCCTCATCAAAATGCTCTTTTATCTTTTTCAGTTCAAACTTAACTGGTTTTTGCTTTAACTCGCGTGTATTTTCAACTCTAGCATTTAATTCTAAACTTCTCATAATTATTCCGCCTTATTTTAAATTTGGAATAATATCAGCAAAGTTTAAATTTAACATTGGGATTGCACCATACCGTCCCTCAATATAACCCTTGCCAAATCTCTTATCTTTTCTGACATTTTTAATTTCAGCAAGTGAAAAAAGGTCTGTAGACCTATCTTCATTTCTTAATTCAGTAAACCATATTTGATCTCTTCTAAAATAATCTAAGTCTAATAAACTAGTATCATGAGTTGAAAAAATCAACTGTGATTTTTTGTTTGGAGAATTTGATATAAATAGATGTAATAGTCCTTGTAACAATGCTTCATGTAAACTAGTTTCAAGTTCATCGCACACTATTGTTTTCCCTTTAGTCATTATATCAATAAAAGGGCATAGAATTGCAATTATTTTTTTTATACCAGTAGACTCTTCTGATAATAAATCTGTCTCGAAAGCCTTATAAATAACCTTTGCATTGATAGCCTTTATACGCTCATGTAAAAGTTTTTCTTTAAACTCATCAGATAAAAATTTTGGCAACACAATTTTTTCTATAATATTTTCAGGAGATTCTATTGTTATTTTAATATCACATAAATCTACCCCTAACGAACGCATAAGCTTTACAACAGAAGCTTTAAGCACTTCGTCTTCGCTTAATTTTTTCAAAGAATAGTTCATCCAAATTTCATCGGAAGTCTCTGGTGTATAAATTATCAGTTCATCTCTAAAAAAATTATATGCCGTTACTATTTCTTCAACATTACTAAAGTTCGCTGCGCAAGAAAGTAACAACCGATTAGGCTTAAGAACGTCTTTGCATGTAGCAAGTTTGTTCCGAAATTTTATCCCGGTTGAAAACTTCTCAGCCTTTCGCTCATATATTTTAGTTTTTCTTCCATTTGGGAAAAAATATAAGTACTCTTCTTTTACTAAAAAATCTTTCAGCACGAAACCAAATGCATATCTTATATCGTTAGCAACAAATTGTATTCGATATTCACTATCTGTTGAAGCAGTATCCAATTTATGAGGTGTTTGCCTTATTCCCTCACCAGGTTGATGATTAATGCTATTAAGCACCAAATTCCTTACAAAAGAAATGGCATCAATAAAATTGCTTTTACCAGAACCATTCGCGCCATACAAAACAGCAGATCTAAGAATATCATTACCATTAAAACTAGTAAGTAATTCCATATTACTTCTATCTTTGCTAGCTACTGTTGAAAAAAGAACTGGTCTACGTATAGACTTATGATTAGAGCACAAGAATTCTAATAGCATCTTTCTCACTCCTTTTTTTTATCATATCACAAAAAGCAGTAATTTACAACGCTCTTTTGTGTTTTTTTCTCATATTGAGTATTTATTTTGTTAATTTAGCTCTAGTTTTGCTCCTTTAATCACAATATTTCCTGTCATGTTGATTTCAAGATTACCCCTGCCGTCATACCTGATAAAGCTTCCATCGGCAAACGTAATGCTGCGCGCGTTCGCATCCCTCTCCACCGGCGCATCCTGCGTACTGTAAAAAGCTCCAATAACAAAGCCTTTGCTGATGCCACTGCCACTTGCATTCGGTTGGAAGATGCACAGCACCTGGGTGCCAACCTCAGGCAACCAATAGGCTTTTGTCTGCTTGCTACCTATAGTTATAATCGGCAGTTCAGCACTCACCATATTGTCCTTATCGTCAAACACAACGCGGGCGCTGCACGATTCGCCATTGACCGCCGATACTGTACCAATGCGAATCAGGTTTTTTATCTGGTTAATATCCATCTAAACATCGCCTCACATCAATACTTGTTGTGTAGCCACTGCTAATATCATGCTGTGCCTTAGTAATAATATACTTGCCATCGAAAGCACCAAAACCGCTGAGCTGAATATTCACAGCCGCCGCCAGCTCCGGGTTGCCTAAAAAGCTGAAGCTTCCTGTAACCTCATCGCTGTTCTTCTCCCGCAGCTTCTTCTTTGCAAGACGCTCTGCATCCGCAATACTGGCGACCTGCTCATTGACTTCCAGTGTTTTGCCTATCTTTTTATCAGGAGCAGTAAATGTCGCCTCAATTTTTTGTTTAGTGCTGCTGTCCTGGTACTTAACGTGGCAAGACCCATAAACATCGCGCACCTTGCTGCGCAGGCTGTAGCTCTTCAGCATATCCAACACCTTGAGGCTGCCGGCAGAAAAACTGCCTTTTGGCTTCGGCACCAGCGCCACAGCCTCAGCCGCTTCATAATCTGCTTCGTCAAAAATAACAACTTGCTTATCACAGATTTTGAGTGTCAGGCCATGATCAGCACACAGCTTATATAAAAAGGACAGGTCAGACTGTTCTGTCTGCTCTGCCCTATCTATAACAGGATTATACTCTTTAACATCGTAATACAGCGTCAAACCCGCCTCCGTCGCAATATCATTAGCAATGCGTTTCAGCTCTGCCTTCTCCCAGCTACGTGTACGCTCGGCGCCGCGCAGATTGTTGTTATCCGGCACGCTCACCGCCTTGATTTGCACCTCGCTAGGCATTCCGCTGCTGGTAATTTCATCAATATCAAACAAACCAAAACGTACAACCTGCTCACCGATGCTCTGCCAGTTAATCAGCTTTACGCTAACGTCCAGTGTTGCACCCTTTTCCGGCATCCATGCTGATTGCCATAGCCCAGCTTTATCCTCCAGTGTAAGCTGCAGATCATCTGCCTCGCCGGACATGTTATCAGTGTAGCTTACATTCTTCAGATATTGCTGCAGGTCTGCGCTGATATCCTTATCATTGTATTTTATGATTACCAAACAGCGCCTTGCATTCATCTTAAACATCTTAGCGCCTCCATGGTGGCAGCATCGATGTTACCGGTGCAGTATACTCTGGCACCTCCAACACTACTCCCGCCGGGAAAACAACAATGTCAGCGTATTGCTGATTTGCTTCCAACAGAACGTTTAGTGATGCTTCGTCATTGTACAAGCGCTTGGCAATCAAGTCCCACATGTCGCCCTGGGTAGTTGTGTAGGTATTTGTCAATTTCATCACTCCAATCTATGTATGACAAAAGCCGCCTACATCTACTGTAAGCGGCTTTCGCCATAAAATTATTTTATTCGCCGCAATATCCCTGACGCAAGTTTAAAATCTGCACTTCACTATATCCGGCCTTTTCCAATTCTTCTTTCGCCTGCATTTGCGAATGCATACTTTCAGCGTATTTATCCATAAGCATCATAAGAACTACTTCTTTATCTGGAAGCATCGCCTTAATAGTTGAAAAGCATTGGTCGGCTATATCCAGGTTATATTCAATCTGCTCAACTAGCTCACGCTGTTCAAACGGTAACGCCTTATAAGCTTCTAAAGCAGTCATTTTGCAGCACCGCCTTCCAGAATCTCCTTAAATTTCTCCACAGCATCTTCATAATAGCGGAACGTTTCCACCTGCTTATTGCTATTTGGAGATTTATCATAAAAATACTTGCCGTAAGCATCGCTTTTTAAAGCAAATTTATTAGCCAACATACCCACCTTGTGCGCCGTGATGCCCAAAATTTTTCCAATCTCCGTAGCAGAAAGTGTTTTCTTTTCTGCCTTCTGCATAGGCAGTACAGGAGAGCCAGCCAGTACCTCCGCTGCTTTTTGCTGGCAGATATGCTTATAATCCGGTAAATCCGTTGTTTCCGCCAAGCGCAGCCACAACTTACACTGCCTGCTCTGTGCGTTCAGCAGCATCGCTTTCGCCCTCTGCTCCTGTTGTGTTGTTGGCTGTTTTGACGGCTTGTTATAACTGCCAGTTTTGCGTATGGAAGGAATGACTTCTGACGTTATCCAACGTTTGAAAGCTTTTGCAGATGGAAGTTTGCTGGAAAGCACGAGAGAGTATAAGCCTGATTCATTGATGATGGATACTTCACGATTTTGACCTGCATACTTGATTTGAGTACGCAGCTTATCTTCATCATCAACGTGACTAATCACTGCATTGCTAGGGTTACTGTATCCTAAAGCTTCAGCTACATCTTTACCAACAAACCAAATTCCACCATCTTGCTCAACAGTACGAATATCTCCAAAATCAGCGTTATTAAAAATACGCAATTCATTCATATGGAACACCTCCAATTTTCACTTGAAAGATGTTCCCTCCCATGTTACAATATTCCATGAGAGGAAACTCTTCACTAATGGGCATTGCTTTAGTTTTGACGGACGTGGGCAATGCCTTTTATTTTTGACCATTTTTTATTAAATATAAACCAAAGACTATAGTATCAGTTCTTGTTTTATTTAATTTTTCTGCGCACTCTTGTAATAAATCAAGTTCATCTTGCGTTAAACGCACATTTAAACTTTTATTACGCGGATTGTCAGATTTTGGTCTACCTGTTCTCGGACTCATTTTATTCACCTCACTTTTTGCCCTCGCATTAATTATATTATTGCCCTTGCAAAAAGTCAAGTTTTTTTTCGTCTATCGAACAATTTAATTATACAATACTACCTAGCCTTTGTTGTGCCTGAAATTCAGTCCATTTACCGTCATTATAGCTAGACTTTCGGGCGGCTTGTATGATTTTGGGTATAGAAAAAGCCCTGACGATTAGGTCAAGGCTTTATTAAAAGTCTGCTGGATTATTATTTTGTCTAAAATCTTTGATGTCCTGCCTGATTGTCAAATCATGCTTTTGGATATTCTGTATAATGTTCATCATATTTTCTTCTTCCTTACGATTGAACAGATATTTCGTAATGATCTTAGGAATAATGAAAAAAGAAGAAACGAATGCTGTTCCGATAGCAGTAACAACAGCAACTATATTATTGATTTGGAATGTAAGATGCTGATACTTAAAAGTCATATAGGTTATAGTCCCTAACACTGCAATCAAAGCAATGCAGATACTGCCCATTACTCCAACGCATAAATAAAAGAAACACTCTTTGCACTTGTTTTTAAATCTTATGTTGCCTTCAAGTTCCTCACTATAAGCTTTTAAGATGTTTGTGTAACTTTCATTATGAGCTTCCATGCTCACAACATCATTACTGACAAAAGAAGTATTTTCATCATTGAATTTGGGATTACTTAACATCTCAAGACTATCTTTACTATATTTCTTGATAATTTTATCAGTAATATTTTTTACTGTTTCATCAGAATTTATCATCGTCATAATATGCTATTTGCTTCCAAATTCAGTTCTTCAATACGTTTATTTATTGCAGTAACGGAAACGCCAAAATCTAAACTTAATATAAATTTTACTTTTTGTGCATCTTTGATTTGACTTGCAATAAATTTATACCTTGACTCAAAAATAGTTCTAGGCATCAGTAGATTTGCTGCAAATTTATTTGCTCGATACTCACGAATTTCATTGTTTTTCTTGTCGTCCGTTCTGTAGTAAGCTTCATAATATTTCTGATTTGGTAATGCGTCAAAAATATAGTGAGCTAGTTCATGAGCGATTGTAAAGCGCTGATGTCCAATGTTGTCTCTATTATTGAGCACTATCATCTTTCTAAATCGTTCCATGGCAACAGTATTATCTATAGCTAATACCCCAGATAATTTATCATCATCAAACGAATTATCTGGTACCACAGCAAACCCTAACGAATCAAGCATATCACCAATGCGTAAAGGAGCATTTTTCTTTTGCCAGAAGAAATTCACTAGTTCATTAGCAGCATTAGTTGCTTGATTTGCAACAAGTTCTTTATCTTCATCACTTAATTTGTTGACATCTTCGGTGCTATCACGAAAACGAATTTCTTTATTAGTTTCTCGTAAATTGTCCACCAAATACTGAATTTTTTCGTTCATGATACGCACCTCCCAATGTAATAAAATGCTCATTTTTGGTTATAATATTATACACTATTTAGGTGTTAAAGTCAATTTACGCATAGCTTACCCTCCTCTGCTGGTTCTGCAAGTCCTGCAGCATCTTCTTAAACTTTGCCATCTCCAGCTCCAGCACTTCGCGAATATTGTCTTCATCGCCACCGCCTTGAATCGTAATGTTTGGTGCAAACGTAGCAGTAATATTGGCACCACCGCCCAACGGATTGCCCATGATACGGTTTGTTTCTGCCAGAAGGCCGATGTTACGCGCATTAGGAGTATGTGGAATAGCTGACTCGCCGCTGTCCTCAGCAAAGGTTGTCAGAAAGGCGCCCTTGCCATAGATGCCGCCGGAAGCGTTATGTGCGACGTCACTACCACTGCTTCCTTGTGCAGTTATATTGACCTTGCCGAATATTGGCTTAGAGATAAAATCGCTGATAGCCTGCCATTTTTCCTGTACCCAAGAGAATGCATCAGAAAACTTGTCTTTTATACCATTAACAAACTGCTGTATTGCTAAAGAAGGATTGTCCCACAATGTTATAAACCACTGCTTGACGATGTCCCAGTTGGCAATAAGCGCAGTTCCAGCAGCAATCGCCCAGCCGATTGGACCTGTAATAAACATAATCGTTCTAGCTGTCGGGCTGTCCCAAAGATTGACAAAAAACTGTTTGATTGCATCCCAATGAGTGTAAAGCGCATAGCCGACAGCTATAATGGCAGTAACACCAGCTATAAACAAACCTATTGGGCAAGCATACATTGCAGCATTCATTGCCCATTGTGCGGCAGTCGACAATATTGTGCAAGCTTTAAAGGCTTTCGATACAGCATTGCAGGCAATAGAGGCAGTTTTATAAGCATTAACTACAGCAGCACCCGCACTTACAGCAGCCACAAATCCAGCTAATGCCACGCTAACCACTCCCATGCCTATAGCAACGTTTGTCAACGTTTCACTTCCAGCAAACCATCCAAAAAACTTAGCCCCAGCTTCAGCTGCTGTTGCCATTGCAGGCAAAAAAGCTGTTCCGATAGAAATTTGCGTAGACTCTAAGGCAGAATTAAATCTTGTCATAGCGCCTTGTGCATTATCTTGCATCTTTTTTGCTAAGCTATCGGCTGCGCCAGTAGAATTTTCGAGTTCAGTTACCAGTTTTTCAAAAGTTCCATCGCCGCTATTAAGCACGGCAAGCCATCCTGTTGCCGCTTCCTGGCCAAATATAGCTTTCATAGCTGCCAGCTTTTCTTCCCTACCTAAATCTTTAGTTTTGTTTCTTAACTCAACAAGAATAGTTGACATTTTCTTCGACCCACTAGTATCGCTCATGTTTATGCCAAGGCTCTCCATTGCTAGAGCTGCCTCTTTTTGTTCAGCTGTAATATCATTCATAGACATTCCGAGCTGTTCCATTGCCTTTTGCGCCATCTTTGGGGGTCCTGCCAAGCGTAAAAAGCCTGCACGCAACGATGTACCGGCTTGACTTGCCTTAATACCGCTATTAGCCATCAAACCAGCTAAAGCAGCAGTCTCTTCCATGGATGCTCCAAAAGCTTCAGCTACCGGAGCAGCATATTTCATAGTGTCGCCAAGCATCTCTACATTTGTGTTTGTCCTAGTAATTACCGTCGCATAAACATCTGCCATGTGTCCAGCTTTTTCAGCAGATAAGCCGAATGCAGTAAGATTGTCCGAAACTATATCGGCGGTGCGTGCCAAATCTGTTCCACCAGCTGCCGCTAAACTCAACAAACCAGGCATACCAGCCATAATCTGCTTTGCATCCCATCCAGCCATACCCAAATAGCTCATTGCTTCCGCTGACTGGGTAGCGGTAAATTGCGTTGTCTCGCCTAGCTCTCTAGCTTTTTTTGTTAGCAGTTCAAGTTCGGTACCATTAGCGCGTGAAATAGCACCCACCTTCGCCATTGCCGCTTCAAAGACTGCTGCTGTTTTTGTTGCCGACACAAAAGGAGAAGCAATACTGGTCATAGCCCCAAAACTACTGTTAAAAACCTCAATACTTCCTTTTGTTTTTGCTAACCTAGCGCTAAAAACTCCCAGTGATTGCAAAGCCAGATTGCGTTTAAATGTTTGTGCTGCTATAGTGCCATTTTTATAAGCATCGGTAAGACTATTCAAGATTTTTTTGTTTTTTTCAGTTGCAGCATTTGTCTCGGAAAAGGTTTTAAGGACATTAGAAAAAGTATTGCCAAAGCTCCCTTTGAGTTGAGCTCCAATAAGAAATGCCATGCTAAAATCTTTTTTTGCCATCTTGTCCCTCCTCCCCCTTTGATGATATAATTTGCATAGAAGGTGATTGTTATGAAATTTGATATTCTAGTAATTTTGTTTTATATATTCTTTTGTGGCATGGGTGCTTGCATCGGTGCAGCTGTTGGATTAAGCTCAGCCGCTATAGTAAGTTATGCTTTAGGTATAGCTGAAGCAAACATTGCTTTTATTGTTTGGCCATGCGTATTGTTTTTTGGTCTGCTAGGCTTATTTATAGGCTTAGGTCCAGCCTACGCAGTCCACCTTATCTATCAATTTATATTCGACCATTTATTGCCAACGCTTTTTACCGTTGACTTTCACAAAGAGCAGAAACAAGATTAAGCCAGTCGAGAAACTCACTCAATGGTTCATTAATAAAAAACTCAATATCTGTATTGGTATTTATAGAGCAGCCTATGGCTGCTCTTCTTATTTGCTGTCCTTCACTAAATCCTGTGCGAATAAAAAAGCGTTCACCTTGCTCAGAGCCTGAACAAATTCCGCCACAGGTAATTCCTCAATATCCTCAACTGGAACCTTTAACGCATTCGCTAACAAAATAGTTTGAAACTGGCCAGATAGAACAATGGAAGCTGTTTGATCTCCCATCTGACGCGCTTGTCGCTCAGCGTTCAAAAAATCCTTGCCAGTAACATCTTGTAACACTTTCTCTACATTTTTAATGTCAATCATCTTTCATTCCTCCAAACTTTTATAATTCAGCCCCCAGCGTGCAGCTGGAGGCTTTTTTATTTAGCTCAGTCCAAGAGCATCACGAATATCAGCAGCATAATCAACGCCATCGACAACATAAATAAAATTATATTTGTCATATTCAAGCAGTGTTTCGTCATCCACGCTGATTTTGATATACATAACCTCAAACTTGTTTGCCGTGCCGGTAGAAGTGCCAATATCAAGCTTACCCAAAGAAATCTCCTTAGGACGACCGGCAATCACGCATTTCACAGCTTGCTGCTTCACAATATGCTTAGCGCTGTCATATGCATCCTGAGAGCCACGCAGGTCAAAATGATATGCCTTCGGTGCCATCAGGCTAATGTTGTGCTTATTGAGTGTGCGCCAATTGAAAGTTGCTTCCATGCCGCCAAAATGCGCCGTAACCGGAGCATCAAATTCACCGGCAATACCAGCTCCTTTAATGCTTTCCGTCATAGCAGTGAGAGTAGATAACTCTACATCAGCAACGCCAAGTAAATCATTACCATCCTCATAAACTCTAAAATTTACCAGTTTCTCAGAAATAATCGCCATCTATTTCACCTCCTGCTTAACCAAACAGCGTCTCAAAATACGCCGGGTCATATTCAAGCACGTTTTCGATTTCACGCGCCGGAGCAGGCGGCGTAAGATAGGTGTGGAATTTAATAATGCCGTCCATGAGGTTAGTCGTCGGATTTTCATCCTCGCGGAACTCAATGCGGCCGCCCAGAATAACGCCTTGTCCGGCCAAACCATTCAAGCGCATATTTTCGCTGTCAACGATGGTCTGGATAAGGCGTTTATTAATCGGTTTATCTACCTTCGCCCAATAGGTCTGAATGAAGGTCTGCGCATGCCAGTTGAACATTCTGCGGATGCAGATGAAGGCATCCTTCGGATCAGTGTTGGAAGGATAGCAGGCAGTTCTGTTGCCCCAGCATTTCCAGCCGCCGATAAAATTCAGCGCGGTGACAACGCCCTGGCCATTGAGATAACCAGCTTCATCAGGCCCTAATACTACTTCAGTACCATCTTTCAAGCAGCAGCCGTTAATCTGCATGCTTTTGTTAGACGGAGATTCATAGGGGATATCATCGTTCGTGCTGTCAACCTGCGCCATAACGCCAAGCACATGCGTGGACATATGGTAAACAGTATCACCAAGCTTCACCAGCGGCCAGCAGACTACTTGAGAAGTATCGTTATAGCTGTTCTGGTTCATCCACGCCTTGACATCGGTATATTTCTTTACTGCGTCGGTCGGTACATCATTGAGCGTAATCGCCTTGAAATGACTGTTGATGTTACCGGCTTTAGCTTTCATCACAGCAGCTACAGTCGGGTTCTCACTCCAGCCAGGAGCAAGAACGATGCCTGGCACAAGGTTTACCGCTGGGAATACTTTGTTGAGTACCTCCAAACCTTTTACGCTGCCATCGCTCACGCTTACGCCGCCAATGATATCATCAGCATCTACCATAGATGCATCCAGCTCATCGTAATCAAGGAACAGGGACGCAGCACTCTCTGCTTCACCGCTCTCCAACGCCGTGATAACCAGAACGCCGTCATCATCATAGGCTGCTTCATAATCAGTACCAGCGCTCAAAGGCTGGCCTGCACTGGCCTTTTTTACCTTCAAGGTTTCCAGCAGCACCGCCGCCTCTAGCTTGCCCACCTTATTAGTCAGTGTTACTTCCTTGTCGGATACAGTCTTTTTATGTGTCTTCGGGTCCAGCACGTTTACGAAAACAACAGGAGCGCGATTATACAGCGCAAACTGGCTGTCAATAACCTCGCACAGAGTATATTTTGCAAAGTCTTTGCTAAAGCCAAACTGTTTTACAGCCTCTGCATAGCTATAGCACAGAACAGGCTTATTGATTGGTGCGCGGTCACTCGCCAAATGAACAGGAGCAGTACCGAACACTACAGGCAGGCCAGCAGTACTATTTACCGCCGGTACAATACTGGTAGGCACTTCCTGTGTATAGACACCATGTTTATATGCCATTGCTTACACCTCCAATGCTTCTTTGTAGTATTTGTAGAGCGGCGTGCCGGGCTGTTTGGTCTGCGCCATCGCCGCATTCAGCTCTGCCACAGGCACAAATAAACGCTTCAGCGCAGGCATTGCCGCAAACTCTTCATCAAGATGCGTCGGCAAACCGCCAATAAAAACCTGATATTGCAGTAATCTGCCATGGCTCAGGTTCGGGCCTACATAAATCAGCTTTTCGCTTGCTGATTTTTGATTTTTAATCGCCATAATAAATGTCCTCCTCATATGGTTGACCGATAGTATAAGTTGCCGTAATTTTACCTTGCCACTGTGGCGCGGGCTGTGCTTCCGGAACTTCCAGCTTCAACGGCAGCTGCAGGCGGTGCCTGTTCGCTACCAGACGATGCTTCAGAAGATGCTGGCGCACGTGCTCCATAAGATTATAGAGACTGCGCCAGTCATCAGCATCACTGTTATCATAAATGCTGAAGCCAAATTCTACCGTCGCGGTGCTCATATCGCCGTCTGCAGTATCCTGCGCCCCGGTGACAAGAGCATAGATAAACGATGCCTGCTCATCAGCATTCATGCGTGCCGGTGGAAAGCCTGCATATACTTTAATCTCACGCTGGCCAGAGGGCTGCTGCGTGCTGTAGTCTGTAACTGCAGGGCGCAAAAACTCAGCCAGATTATCCATTAATTCAACTGTAGTCATACAAGCTCCTTACTTCATTTTTGAAAAACGATTATTCACTTCACGTAAAAAATGTTGATTCAGAACATTTTCTGCAAAAGGTGTTAGCCTGTTGATAGTATTTTCATTTCCCATCATTGATGGTATAGATGGACCATGTAGTACGGTTAACGGGTATCTGCTCTTACCAAGCCTTTTGAACGGAAAAGGTCCATTCCCAGCTCGTGTAGCCTGCAAAAACAAACCTTTTATAGGCTTCGGATTACTGCTACGTAATACCCTGACACGAATTGGACCTTTTTTGCTTTTCCGTACATCAAACCGAGTCAAAGTTGCCGGTCTGCCCGTACTCATAACAACACCAGTAAGTCGAGCAAGCGTCGCTTTGCGTATCTCCACTTTTTTCTTCACAACACCGCTAGGGATAACATATCTTTCTTTTACCAGATTCGCGACTTTCGTCTTGATTTGTTTGGTAGATTTATTGATTGAGCTTTTTATGGCTCTTTTTATCTCCTTCGGAGCACCGCCCAACAGCTGCTGTGCATATTCCATGTTTTTAGCATCAATACTAATCATCGGTCATTCGCCACCAACTGAATGGTTAAAAGTCCCATATCATCGCTAACGCTTTCAACCTCATACATTTTTTCGTCCAGGTAAAAACGCATGCCATACACCGGCACCTCCGGTAAATCAGCCTTCAGGCAGTTAACCTGCAGCTGACTGCCATAAACACCGGGATAATAGTCATCCTTACCGGCTTGGATAGAAAGCGACTGCGCCACGGAGATATCCTGTACAATCGCCTTGCACTCCGTACCGTTCAGATCATGCAGCTCCGCAAACTCCATATCATTGAGAAAGACAGCCGCATTATCTGCGGCTATCTGCTCTTTAAAGCTCAGCGCTTTCATTGTACGGTAGCGGCTTCATCTACCGCCGGCAGCGCGTCTTCATCATCACACGCAGGCTGCTTTTTACTCTTTTTGCCAGAAGCAGGCTTTTCAGCCTCAGTTTTGCTAATGATTTCAAACTCTTCTGGAGCAGTGGTTTCCGCCTCAGGCTCGCCAATGATTTCAAACTCTTCCGGAGCATCATCATACAGCTTTTGAGCAACGTCGTCAGGCAGTTCGACAACACTTCCCGCTGCATAAACCACGTTATTATGACGCAGAGAGAATTTCTTAACGAGGATATACATAAGCTGCCTCCTTATTTAACCTTGATAACATACCAGTCATCTACGGATTCAGGAACGACAAGGCAACGGCTCTGCATAGCAATGGAGCAGTAATCATTCTCGATGTTCATAGTAACCTTAGGCACATAACGGCCTTCGTAGGTGTGGAACTGCTTATCTTCCTCCATCTGGGTAACGGCGCCATACAAGCGCTTGCCACGACCGGCAACGCCGATAATAACGTAATCATCAGGCAGGTACGGAGTAAATACGCCTTCGTTGTTGATGTAACCACCCTCATAGGTGTACATTTCCAAGCCTAAGGCACCCAGCAGGCCAAAGCGCATAACCTCAGGGCTTTGAATCTTAGGTGCGAAGGACATCAGCGCCGCATTATCGCGAGACGGAATCAGCAGCTTGTCATAAATGCTTTTGTTGTTCAACAGCAGGTTGCTGGTAGCCTCAGAGCACATCATGATAGTCGGAGTCAGGCCAGCATTACGGCGGATGGTTTTGGAAGCCTCCTGCAGGTTACCGTAAGCATCAGATGTATCCTTATCCCAGGTATCAGTACCGGACAAGGTTTGCTTTTGAGTAAAGTTAAAAGAGATGGTGTCAATCTTTTGGGTTTTACCGTCATCAGCATAACCGTTAATGGTGTAGCTGCCATCAATCAGCAGCTTTGCAGCCATATATTCCTCAGTGCGGGTGCACATATCAGTCAATTCCTTGATATCCTCAGCGCGATATTCTTCAGCTCGCTGTTGGGGAGTGCGACCGCTATACACGCTTTCACCTGCCAGGCGCTTTTGCAGCTGCTCAGCAGTCAGTACGCGCTTAGGCTTCATCAGCGGTGCCTTGTAGGATTTGGTTTCAAAGCCATCACGCTGCATATTAACACCTTGAGAGCCAGGAACAACAAAGGGCGCCATGGAGCGACCGCCTTTTTTGAAATCCACATCCAGATATTCAGAGCTATAGGTAATCGCGTTCGGGAAAAAGGTGTTTACTAACAAAGGATTGGGCGGATATGCACGATTGATTACGCCCAGCAAAGAACGGGTAGAATTGATATCAAATGCCATAGTTTATTCCTCCTTATTGCAGATGAGTCAGGTAGATGCCAACAGCACGCAGCTCTTCCTCGTGTGCCTGCACAGAGTCAGATTCAGCGCCAACAGACATTGCCTCTGCATTGAAAATGCCGCTAATATAAACAGTAGCAACTACATCGCCGGTGCCAACAACAACATCTTCGGCCAGCACAGCGTTTGCTACCTTCAGCGCCGGAGTTGCGGATGCAGCATCAACAATCTGGTATTTGCCTTCACTGACAGCCAGCACAGCGCCTCGTTTAAGTTTCTTTTCAGCGCTCAGGCCTTTAAGGGTAATGTTTTTGGTAAGAGCAGCCACAGCGGTGCCGCCAATAAGCTGGTCCACATTGCTTTTTTCACTGGTTACATATGCCATTATTTATTACCTCCATACATATTCTGCAGAGTTTTAGCCATGTTTTCGGTGCGCAGGGCATCTTCCTCTGCCTCAGTCAGACCATTAGCAGGCTGACCGGTTACATTACCGGAGCCAGATTTCATCTGGTCGTCAATCAAATCATTCATAAAGCTTTGAGCTGCAGAAGTCTGAGCTGCAGGCTGAGCACCCTTAATAGCATCAATGGTTTCTTTGATTTCATCAGCAGTCTTGCCGTCTTTGATGGCCATATTGATTACAGCCTTCACGCCAGCACTGCCATCATCCAAAGCATTGAGAGCAGCCAGACGGCTTCTTTCCTCATTGCGGATTTGCTCCTCATTAACCGGAGCGGTGGTTTGGTTCGCAGGAGCAGCACTGTTAGTCTGTTCACCTGCTCTGACACCGATAGCACTCAAAATAGTGTTTACGGCATTCATAAGATTTTCATTCATCGTTTTGTCCTCCTTTTTGTGGATTTTGTTTTTAATTAAGTCAGCATCTCCCTGGCTCAGCTGATGCCGTACATGGTTGACCACAAGAACATTGCCATCAAGAACAGGTTCAACCTCACCTTTAATCTGGTCACAGAAGCCATTGGCAAGGCATTCTTCAGCAGTAAGCCAGGTGCTGTTTTTCATCATGGTCTCCAATTCCTTTTCGCTGAGCTTGCAGCGCTCCTTATAGGCAGCCACAATACTAGCCTTTACAGGCTTGAGCATTTCAATAAGCTTACCCAACTGCTCAGCGTTGGCAGGCTCTGCAAGGCAGACCATAGGGTCATGAATCATCATCATAGCATTGACCGGCATGAGGATTTTTTTGCCGGCCATAGCAATGATTGTCGCAGCACTGGCCGCCAAACCGTCAATCATTACAGTGGTATCACCGGAGTAAGACTTTATCTGGCTGGCAATGGCGTGTGCAGCGAAAACATTGCCGCCGTTGCTGTTGATACGGATGCAGACCGGCTTGCCTTCCAGCTTAGCCAACGCATCAGCAAAGCCTATAGGGCAAACATCGCCACTGCTGTCATACCAAGGCTTTTCGCTGACGATATCGCCATAAATACGGATTTCAGCAGTGTTTTCGGATGCTTTGTTGATAATCTCCCAAAATGGTTTATTTTTCACCATCGTTTTCACCTCCCTCCTCAGTCTTTACATTCTGATGAAGCGGATAATTGAGGCCATTGCCTTGCCAATGCTTATGTTCAGCTTGCAGCTGCGCAATGTTTTCCTCATATTCCGTGCCGGTGATTTCAGCAGATTCCTGTTCACCGGTACTGAAGCCGTAATCAACACGCAGCTTGGCGGCCTGAACCTCTTTCACCGGGTCAAGCATGCCCATAGTCGGCCCGTACCAGGACGCGCGGCTCCATGCCTTACGCAACAGAGGGTCACTAAAATAGCCAGGCGCTTGAATACGTCCAATAGCCACCGCCTCAGCCAACCAGCGCTCATACACCGGCTGACAAAAATCCCTTGCGAACCAAATGCGCCGCTTCTTGGCAACTGCCTGAAACTGCAGCAAGGCACCGCGTGCAGCACTGTACGAGCTTTGGAAGCGCGACAAAAGCACTTCTGAAGGAATTTCCAGCGCCGCGCCCACCTGAGCAATCAGCGCATTGACGAAGGCTTCAAAGGTGGACAGACTGCGATTTGCATCCACAGTCTGTACCTCATAACCAGGCGGCAGCTCGTTCATCGTGCCGGCACCCAGCTCAAAGGTATACTGGTCGAAAGCAACCTTTTCATTCTCGCCAAAGGCCTCCGGCAAAGCGTTTGGAAGGCCTTCACCTGCGTCCTTCGTTTTGAAGAACAGCGTAAAATAGCTTTTGATGATTGCAGCAGTAAGCTCCGCTGTGCTATAACGGTGCATCTGCTTCAATTCTTCAATGGCCGGTGCCAGAATCGGCACGCCGCGGTACTGCTCCGGCCTTTCCTCATGGCTGATTTGCAGGATGTTAGGCGCACCTGTTTTGCGCCCGAAGGCTTCCACGCGCACCCATTTTATGTTCCTGTTTTCCGTCGGGTCATAAGGCACCCGGTCGGCAACCCAATAGGCTACAACAGCGCCATCCGTATTGATTTCAACGCCATTAATAATCCTGTTGCCATTCTTGGGATTACGAACCTCCACTTCATTAAGCGCACCAATAAGACTATAGGTATTAGGATTGCAGACACGGCTTGCTTCAAAAAGCTGTATCTTGGTGGTATAAGGATTATCGCCTAAGGCCTTACGGTATTTAATCGCCGCCCAGGCATCTCCGTCCACAATAGACGATATAAAAGCAATATCCTGCATATCGTAAAAGTTGTGTTTGCGATACAGGTCACACTCTACGCTCTGCGCCCACAAATTAAACTCTGCCTTAGTGTGTCTGCGCCATTCAGCAGCTTCCTCCGGGCTCATGCCCAACAAGCGATAATCCGGACAAGGTGAAGGCACCAGGCCAGCGCCAACAACATGCGTCCTGTAGCGATTGATAGCAGCAGCGCCAACAGGGCTGTTAATGGCCATGTCAGCACTTCGGTTGCGCAGGATGTTCAGATTTACGTCAACATCACTTTTAGGACTGGACCTTATCGGCCAGTAGCCACGCATAGCTTGTTTTTCGGCACTGGCACCACCGTTGCTGTAGCCTGTGTTCAATACAGGTCTGAGGATGGTGCCAGTGGGCCGCTCTTGTGTTAAAGTCCGGCCAGTAGGATGTCTGGCCTTACGATTGTAGAGTGTTCGTTTCTTACTCATTTCGTAGCCTCCTGTTTTATTTGTGCGCTAATCACGGAAAAGCACTCTTTTTGCACGCCTATATCCCTCAGATGCAGGCGCATTATCGTCTTCAGTAGCGCCCATGGCTCGCAGGCGATTTATTTCAGCCTGAATGGCGCTAAGGTCAGCACGTGTCAGCAGCCTATTGCCAATGCGGTAGCTCTGACCGGTTACCAAAATAGCCTGCTCCGCCTTCAGGTACTGGCGATAGCGTTCGTTCAATGCATTGCTCATTCTGTTCTCCTTCCTCGTTTGATGCAGCCATAGCGTTTCTGCGGCTTGGCAGCAGGTGCAGGAGCCGTTGCCCCGCCTGCTGCACCATTGTTGCCCTGCGCCAGCATAGCATCCAACTTTTCAAAGTTAGGTGCAATACTGCGCATGCATGCAAGATTATATACCGCAAGGTCCAGCGGCTCATTGCGCTTGTCCTTGGCTATATTTGTCCACTGAAAAACAACTACGCCGTTTTTCTTACGCGGCACCAGCTCCTCGGAAATCAGACCGCGAAAATAAATGCGATCATAGCCACGATTGGCATAAGATTCTATGACAGCATCACTGCTCAGGCTCTTAGCGTCAGTTTTTACCAGACCTTGCAGCGCTTCAACGAATTTTTTCATCCGACGCTTATCGTCTAGAGGAAAATGCATGTATTTAGCTCCCTGGACCTCAATGCTAAGACGGTCCATAATTTGCTGCTTGCCCGTATCTGTGCCGATGAACACCAAAGGAATGGAGCTGTTACGCATTTGCTTTTTGCCAATCTTGGCAACAAGGTCTTCGTTGGCCATGTTTGAGCCTTTGATAGCAAAGCGCTGACGGAAACGGTTCTTAAAGCAGTAGGCATACACATAATCAGTATAGTGACCGCCGCAGTCAATAAAGGTTCTGGCAATTTTTAGCCCTCGCCCATTGGCAAATTTATAGGTTTTGTCCAGGACGCGGTCTAATTGCTCCCATACCTCGGGAGTGTCGGGAACGCCTAGGATAACGCCCTTGCGTATGCCCCAGCGTTCTTCACCATGCCCCCAGCCTGCAACCTCATATTCCAGGCGGTTATCCTGCGTATCCACCGCAGCCGTCAGCAGCAGAACGCCTTGCGGCAGCTCAGCGCCATAATCCTCGCGCCGCTTAATGAAGATATCCTCACTCTCGAAATTGCCTTTACGCTCGTAAGATTCACCGAAACGGGTATTGTATATTACCTTCTCACGCTCCGGGTCGCCTTCTGCCTCCAGCCATTCCTTCATGACATCGTTCCAGCTAATCCAGGGGCTTGTCCAGCAATTCACGAAGAAGCTGCGCGTATCGGTGGCAAAAGCTGCAGGGTTTTGCGCTACATACTTCTGCGCAGCATTGCGCATATCATTCTCACTGAATTCAAAGCCACAATCAGGGCAAATCCATTTCACTGATCTGACGACAACATGCTTTTTGTTATGTTCCTCGCTGCTATCGAAGTCGGCAAGCATCTGCCGGTGTGTAAGAAGGTGGAATTCGCCACAATTCGGGCACTGATGCTGCCATTCCTCCTGCGTACCGGTCATATACTCGTCATCAATACGGCTAGTGCCTTTTATCGTCGGTGTGCTGAAAAGGCCAATCACCCTGTTAAAGTAGGTGGTGGTTCTCTTCGCCGCCAAATCAACAGGGTCGCCCTCTACGCCAGCGCTATCCGGGAAGCGGTCCACTTCGTCGCAAAGCAAAATACGTATAGGCTTTGATGCAAGGCCGCTCGGGGCGTTCGCACCTGCTATAATCAGCCTGCCGCCGGTAAAATACTTGCTCATGATGGTGTTACTGGTATTGCGGCTTTTGTTTTCGCGGAAAATGCTTTTCAAGCTTTTGGTAGCTTCAATCATAGGTGTGATACGGCTCTTGGAAAAATCCTCGCCGTCGCTCAACGTAGGCTGAATCATCATCATGGTGCAGGGGTCAAGCTGCGCAAAACGCCCAATGACATTGTTCATGATATCGGAATTATGTGTAGGGATCATAGCTTTGCCAGCCAGGTATAAATGATTTGGAGAATCAACAGCAATGCAGCACACCGGTCTGGATGTAACCGGTGTAATAGCTACAATCCTGCGTCTTTCAGTCTCCGTTGTTCGGCAGCCTTCTCTTGCCTTCTGGCGTTCCAATTGTCTTTTAAGCTTGAATACCGGTGTATCCTCATAAACAAGAAAAGATATACGCCAAACCTGCGAACGCGCCTTAGTTGGCGAGTTGTTGCAAATAGCGGTTTTTGCTTTCACTGTATGTTTGATGCCCAAGCTATGAAGCAGCTCAGATACGCCATCAATAAGTATCTTTGATTTTAGCGTTATCTCACAGCGCCCCTTCTTCGTAATGCTGCCGTCTGAGTCCATCAGACCTTGTAGCAACTCAAAGCGCTGCTTGACATCAGAGCGCAGATAAATAGCAGGAATATGTTTGTTCCCAATAAGATTCATCTGCGCCAGTTTAGACCGCAGGGTATGCTTTTCATTGATGACCTCATCAACAGGTATATCTTTTACACATTTCCATTTGTTGTGAAGGCTTATCTGTCTATGGCACTCAGCGCAACGGCCATCCTTTGTCCGTCCTGTTACGCGTATATCATGCCCCCTGCGACAGATACAACCACTGACAAGTGGGTCGACCTGCACATTTTTTATGTGCGGTTTATCTTGAACATTCCTGACAATGACGTTATAGCCTTCTGCTTCAATATATCCGGCAACCTCGATATCTTTTTCCTGTAAAGTTAACTGTGCCGAATAAGAATTGCCATCGCCAAGCCAGAAACCAAGCAGATACGGATGTATCAGTAATTCCTTTGTTTTTATCTGCAGCGGCTTAGCTACAGGAATAGCATATGTATTATAGCTACCCGATTTATAGTCTTTCAGCAGCTCGCGAGTTGTTAATACACAAGGCTGACGCCTGTTCGGTTCAACATACCATTTATGATCAGCGTCAGCTACAACAGTAGAGCCATCTGAAAATTTTATTTCGAAGCAGTCGTGCTTCTCCATTATCTCGGAACGCCAAAGCACACTGCACTGGGTTCCTGTCTCATCGAATACTTTATCGCCTTTTCGCAGTTCAACTATTCGCTTCCAGCCTTCAGGAGTGGGTATAGGCGTATTTATGTCTAAGGCTTTTCCCACCTGCGAGCAGCTCTTGACAACAACACGATGCACGCCCTTATCCGTAAAGGCATCCATGATACTGCGCTGATATGGTGCTCTGTCGGTGCGCCATCTGCCCGGTTCTGCTGATTCCTGCGGCAGCATGCGGTAGGTATCCGCCCATTCGCTGACAGTAGTTTTAGGTGCCAGCTTAAGGCCATTGTTGAAAATGCGGCGTAAAAGCAATACTGTTTTCTGAGCACACATACTAATCGCCCTCCTTCTCATCAACAGCATCAAACATGGTCGGTGTATAGTCCCTGATTTCTTCCAAACGTCCTTCAACCTCCATGCTCAGCAGCTCTTCAATCTCCGGCTTGCTCTTTCCAAAAAGCAGCGGCGCCATCTTCGACGGGATGCCACGTATCTGATTGCGGAAGTTGACCAGTATTTCCGTCAGGACAGCCTCTACATCTGCAGCATCGTGCATCTCGCGCCGCTTTTGAGCCAGCTGGATTTCCGCCAGCTCTCTTTTGGCCTTTTCATGCAGAGCTTTTTCTTTCATCAGGTCAACGGATTCATCAGTTTTGTATTTATAGGCATAATATTCAGCGATAACTTCCGGCAGAAGGTAGTCGCCTTCCGCTTCTCGGGTTAGTATTTCTTCGTCTGCCAGCTGACGCACGCGCCTGTCGGTGATGCCCAGCAGGCGTGCAAGCTCCGCGCCGGAGCCTCTAGGTACTATTTTTTTCGCCATGAACATCACCTCCTTCGCTGTTTGTCCACTGTAGGCAATACAAATCCGCTAATAAAATGCACCGCTTCAGGCTATTTTGCAGCCTAGGCGGTGCGGAAATTGAGAATGGCAAAAGCGGAAATGCTTTCCAGGCTAAATTTCCGCTTTTTGCTTTCCTAAGAGGCTATGAAATTGTCAACGAAAAATTTTTGCGTATTAGTGGAAGTCAAGAAAAAATTTTGCGCCTTTAGGGCATGCCCGAATTTTGCCCTGCGGAAGGAAATGTGATTTTTTAAATTCACAGCTAGACAATTTCCGGGAGTTCGCCGACCCGCAGGCTTTTTATTTTCCCGGAAGAACCTAGGCCCCCTGTCCACAAAACGCGCACAATAGAAAAGCCGTCGACCAATAGGCCAACGGCTCTCGCTATTCTTTTCTCTCACGCTTTCGCTATTATACATTATAGCACCGATTCACCCTCGCATTCTATCGCATCTTTCAAGAATACTGTTTAAACCTTTGGCATGAAGCTTATGTACATGTTGCCATGTATAGTTAAGCTCTGCTGCTATACGTTCCCACTTCTGGTAATTCAAATACCTGCGCTGCATCACAAGGCGCATTGGTCCCATCGGCAGCAACGCAACTAAAGCCCGAACTTCTGCCAGCTGGGCGCACAGCTCATTGCAGCACTCTGCAATAATCTTTTCCTGCTCAATTATTTTTGCTATGGAATTTTCCAGCTTTTGGGCATTCCCGCTACCGCCGCCAGGCGATTGGCTATAAGCAGGCGTTACCTTCTGCGCAATACAGCGCAGCTCCTGCAGCTTATCCAGCTCTCCCTCCAATGTGCGCTGAGCATACATAGCGCCTTTCAGCTTTTCTTTTAGTTCTTCTTTGGTCATACGCTGCCCTCCTGCCGCTCCTCTTAATCTACATGCAAACTTAAAATTTTATTACGGGTGTTTTCCTAGTGTTTTATATTCTTAGAGATTAAATTTTGCTTTTTAATCGTCTTTCACATATACGCATACCTCTAGCCTTGGTCTCTTCCGGTCAACAGAAAAATCCATATCACGCACGAGCACCATCTTGTCATCAAGATATAATGCACCCTCTAAGGCATCACAAAGCAGCTTATGCGTATTGTTCATATCGCGCCGCCTGCCGTCTGGCCAGAAGGCAACTACTTCCAGCACAATCTTTTCTTCCGGTTCAGGCACGCACCAGCCTTCCCGATGTGCCAAAGCATTAGCAATATAATACGCCTCTTCCTTCCAAGCTCTTGCCAATGGCGTAAGCACACGGTTCCGGCGTCCCATGCACGTGAAGTTTTTATAGCAATGATTGACGCTAGGCGGTATGGTTAATATTAAATTCAATTTATTCATTCCGTCGCTTTGCTCCCTTCTTGCGCTTATAATCATCCCTAAGCTCCATCTTCGCTCTGATATACCATTCGCAGGTTACAGCATTATAATATTTCTCCACGCTGATGATGCGATAGTCAGGATGCTTTTGTTCAAAATGTTTTTGCATATCTTCGCAGTCTTCCGGCCAAAGAGTCAGCTGCTGAAATTGCTTACGACTTGTTTTGGTATCGCTTACAGATTCCAGCGGTTTAACAAGGTTACGGGACGAAGTGTATCTTTTGCGGCCTTTAGGATCTTTGCTAAGGTAATATACCAAAGCTTCAATTCCTCCATGCTCTGCCTGAATACGCTTGCTGTTCGCCCAACCATGTCCCCATGCCTTTTCGATAGCATCACGGTCTACGCCACGATTAATCAACAGATGATGATGCACTCTTCCCTTGCTGCTAACCTCGGTAACATAGATGTATTTCAATTCTTTGCCATTAGCCTTATATAATCTTTTCAATCTGCGCATATAATTACGCAGCCTTTTCTCTCCCTCTTCAGGTGTACCAGGCAGGTTATCATTGTCATAGCTTAAAGTCAGGTGTATATCTTTGCTTCCAAAATTGCTTTTGGCCAGCAGTCTAAAATATCTGCGTGCCTTTTTATCGTTAAGGTTTTTCTGCTTCGGAGTTGTTGCCTTCTGTCTGCCACTTCTGCAAGGTTTGTATTTGACATCCACGAAAGGAAATAAATCAATTTCAATGTAATCAGGCTTTTTGCTTTCACTGGTTCCCTGGCAGTAATATGTTTTTTCTCTTATGCCCATTCTCATTGCCATTGATTTATCCCCCTGATAATTCTTGTGGTCGCTTTGTTATTACTTACATACAAGCCTAAAGGGCTAAGCTGCCCTTGAAAATCAAATGCCTGTATATAATGAAGAAACCTGCGAGGCAGAAACGCCCCGCAGCATCTTCCTTCATATATTCTTTATCATCTATTATTTACGCTAGCCTTTTGGCCAACATTTATTATGCTTCCATTCTCTGATGCGCTCATTGCGCATCATCCGGCATTCGGACGCCGCCCGCGCCTTTGCCTGACGCTTCCCGTTCAGTATGGCCAGGACAAATTTATACTTTTTGTAATCGCTGCATATTCTGCCGCAACCTGGGGAACGCACGTCACATTCTCTACAGGGGCATGCTATTGATATGTCATATGCTTTCGCCCCACCAAAAGCATTAGCTGCTTTAATCATCTTCGCCGCGCACCAGCGCCAGGCCAATCAGCAGCACTATGACAGTTATAACAAGATTAATGGTAAAGTCATCTACATTATCCACTTGCTTATACGTCCTTCCTTTTTTCCGCCGCAGAGCGCAGGCCGCATACGTGCGATATACTTCTTCTTTTTGTCTGCGCCATTTGCAATGCTTGTATATAATCCGCTAGTTAAATATGAGCGAGGCAGCAGCTCTACGGCCTGCGCTCTGCGGCAGAGATATTTGCTTTATTCCTTTAACATCAGCGCCGCACGCAAATATGCTGCTGCTTTTTCCAGGCAATCCACATCGCCGCTGCACTGCCAGTCATTGATGGCAAGCTGCGCCCGATTGACTAATTCGTCTACCTTATTGATTGATGCTTCCTTATTATTCATGGTCGTTCTCCTTTGTTTTTTCTGAAGCCTGCTTATTACTCTCCACCATGTGCTGCATGATGATGCAATATACGGCAATATCGCCAAGGCTTTCAGTAATTTTTTCATCATTAATTGTTTGCCCGGCACCGAAAATATTGGCAACGTGCTTTAAACAATAGCTTTTTGCTGTTTCATACATATGTTCCCAGCTATCATCGCCGTATTGCAGCATAGCTCCGTTGCGAAAATTCGCCAGCTGGTCTTTGTCTCCATATTGCTTGTTCTTTTCCTTGAAAAGGTTGGCCAGCTCATGGAATTTATTAATGCAGCTTTCAGTCAAATCATTCGTTTGCTCGTTCATTTTTATCTCTTGACTTCCCCTTTCACCAATAAGCCTTCCCGATGCGCCTGACGCGCTATCTTAGCAGTTTCATCATTGCTAAACGCAAGGCAGCTCGGGCAAATCGTTACTTCTTGGCCATTCTTCAATATATAACGATTGCAACTGCCATTCTTTTGCCCGCATACGTGACATTGACGCTTCATGCTTTATCCCTCCCGAGCTTAATATGAACATAACACATTGCAATGCACATTACGGCGATTGTAGTGATTAAGCAAATCGCAAAATCAATAAGCATAATCTCCATAACTACGCCTCCTGCTCAAATTTTGCCAAGCGCTTGGTAATCTGGTTTTGGCTCTGTGCCAACGCACTAGCCAGCGCTTTGCATACACCGGCGCCACGCTTGCCATCCTGCACTTTGTCCAAATGCTCCAGCAGCTTATTGATGCCGTTGAGCACCGCCCAAATCTCCACCTTAAGCTCCAGCGCCTCTTTCTGAGCGCCTGCATCGCTTTGTGCTTCCGCCAGCTTTTCGCGCAGCTCCTTCAGCTCTTGCATGACTTTCTCCGGCACCTTTTCAACGATTTCCGTCTTGGTGGCCACCGTCACAGGCTGTTTGAGCTGTTCTTCCAGCTCTTTGATACGCTCTTCTAAGATAGCTGTTTCCTGCTCTCTGTTATAAAGGCTTTTACGCAGCTCTTCGGCTTCATGTTCCAGGACATCGCGCTGGCTGCTCATTGCTTCGGCAATCTTCTTGCTTTCGGCGGCACTAGCCAGCTGCATGCTGAGCTCTTCGGCCTGCCTGCTGACCTTGGCCAGCTTCTCTTCGGTCTTTCTGGTCAGCTTATGGTCAGCTTCAGCTTTGGCTTCGGCAGCTTCTTTGTCCATCTTCAGCTTTTTGATTTCCGCCTGCAGCTCACGCGTGCTGATATCCTCTACATGCGCTTCCTTGATGAAATCCTCACGCTGTTCTGCCGGCACTCCTAAGAGTAAAACCGCCTGCGTATACGTCAGCTTTTCTACCACGTCGCTTTTGGCAGCACTGCCAAACAATACACCTTGATCAGCGCCGTACTCATCATATACACGCATAAGGTTATTGGCTGTACTTTGACTAAACTCCACCGCCTCAGCCAACCACTTGCCAAACTGTCCAGGCTCCAGCATCTCCTTAGCCTCTTTAAGCTTTTTGCCAATGGCGATGCTGTTGCTTAAGACCAACCTACGCGTCTGGTCTTTAATCAAATTTATTTCCGCCGCCACCATCTCCGGCGTGCGAGTCACCTGCATATCATTCATGCTCATGCTGCTTTCGCTCCCTTCTTCTTCCCTAGCTCTGCTAAATATTTTTTATAGCTCTCAACAAAGGCTTCCACCTCCTGCGTCATGCCACAGTTATGGCTGCCACGAACCTGAATGATTCGATTTTCAGGACCAACAAGCTCCATCGTATAAAACGGCACTTCCGGTTCTTCCAGTCTGCGTATCAGGATAATGGTGCATTTGCCTTTGGCGTGTTTATCTGCATATGTTCCTACACAATGATGCAGGACTTTGCCTTCAACAATAAGCTCCGTTGAGTTTTCGGCAACCTTTGCTATAAAGCCGTCGGCAGCAAAGTTGTACCGCTTGCGTTCTTCTTTAAGCTTGGCCATCTGCTTATCAAGCTCCTCATCCGCTTTAATCTTAAGCTGTGCAATAATGTTCTGGTGCGCCTGCTGCAGATCATGCGGCTTCAGCACTGCCGTATCTTCCAGACTTAAGCCAAGTTCATTGCAGTCTTTCAAGTAATCCATCCAGTCGATAAGAACTCCTCGGATGCTTTGGTATCTTGTCTTTTTCTGCTGCTGTCGAAGGATATACTTTAAAGTCTCTTCTGCGCAAACGCCATAGCCTTTCAATGTGTCAAACCTTTCGCATGTGTCGAAGTTACTCAGCCGTTCCAGCTCCTTGCGCTTTTGTGCAAGGTCCGTAAGACTAAAGCGCGAATTTTTCTTTAGATACAGCGCCAGGCTGAATGTATTCATATCCACCGCCAAAGCTGATAGCGCAAGCATATCTCCTTTGCCGATTGGCACTCCAAGCAGGTCCTTAGGCGTTTTGCCCTTCCAGTTGAATATATTACGGAAACTGCGGCATTCTAAGCCTTCTGCCACTATGTTCCACAGTCCCATTTTCATTATGTACTCCAGCTGCGGATGCTTTTGATAAAGCTCTATATACCGGAAAGCATCTTCTGCTCCTGTCAGCCTAAAGAACGCGTCCAGCTGACTGTATTTTAGCCAGCTGTCCTTTAAAAGCGGCTTTAGCCTGTCTAAGCCAAGCCATACCTGGTAACCGTTAAGCTCCATAACATAATCCTTGCTGTACAAGCTTCTTCTTTTGCTCCACCATTCATGACCCCAAAAATCGCATTCATGCGTCCAATGGATTACTTCCATTGGACGCATCAGGTAATATTCACGCGGAACATAATCCTCAAATATTTCTCCCGTAGCAGCGCTTATACAGCGATAGACAGCAAAGCTGCGAGCAATTATAGCTTCTTTGTCATACAGAGCACGTTCAAAATATGTAAAATAATACTTCGCTTGGGTACGTGCTCTTCGCCAGGCATGTACAACCTCACCATCTGCTCCACATTTCGGGCAAGTTGCCCTATCTTTATGGCTTGACTTAGTAAGAACGATGTGCTTGCCACACCTGCTGCAAACCGCCTTTTGCTTATCTTCACGGTCAGGCACCATGAAAAAGTTTTCGCTCCCCGTGGCTACCTGATTAAAATAGCGTTTCACTTCATCGCCAATGCCGGCAGGGAAATACCGCATAAAATGCAGGAAGTCTTTATCGCCCAGCAGTCTTTCTCTGCTTGTGGGCCAACACTTAGCAACCGCCTGCTCTATTTCCTTCTTTTTCAATTGATTTCACCTTCTTGAAATTAGAAAAAATCATCAAGATTGACACTTACGGCAGCAGCGCCAGTGCCAGTATCCATCGACGTTTCAAGCGTTTTGCCAAGCGCTTGGTGCGCGGCCGTTACCCCTGCTGCAGGCTCTGTGTCCTTGATGTTGTAATATTTGCAGGCAATCTCAACCGCCTGCGCCTCATCCACGCAGCCACAGCCGCCAACAGCGTGCTTCTTGGCCTCTGCCTTGATGGCATCCAGCGCACCGGCCAAGGTTTTCTTTTGCTCGAGGATTTTTTCTGAAACCTCCGGGCAAGAAGTTGCCAGCTGCAGCAGCTGCTCAGCAATATATTTAGAGCATGGATCCTTGGCTGCTTCCATTTCTTTATCCAGCTTTTCAATTGCCTGTTTCTGTCCTTCAGTTAATACCATTGCTAACCCTCCATGTCTTTCAATTTGCGTGCTTTGCGATGCAGAACAAAATTAGATACCTGATGGCGCGCTTTTCTGCAAGCTTCTACAAGCAGATGTCCTCTGTAGCTGATGTGTTTATTGCGCAGCAAGCCATACATGCTACGTGCTACAGCATAATAATCAATCTTTTGCATAACCTTTCCCTTCCTCTTTCTCCCAAATTTCCATAACTGCACCGGCAAAGCGCTGGCAGGTTTTGTTTTCCTCTTCATTCAGCTGACGCTTCTTAACCTGAATGCTGCGTTGGTATAATTGTTTGGCCAGCACATCCAGGCGGGTATCCTTAGCGTTGAGCTTGCCATAATCGTGCGCCGCCACGAGCGCTATAGCCTGCAGCAAGACCTCCATGGTCTCAGCCGTTGCTTCCTTGGTCGCTTTAATTTCGCGCGCTGCCGATGCCGCAATGGCCTGCGCCGGGGCAATGCCCTGCTTTGCACATTTAAATGCTGCACGACGTTTATTTTTACGGGTTATACTACTCATTGCATCCTCCCATTTGGCGGATTTCCTCGCCGATGAGCTTATACAGCTTCTTCAGCTCCTCTTTGGTCAGCGTAATGCCCTTGCCGGGCTTGCCGTTGGGGTTCCAGGTGCGCAGGTCATATTTTGTGTATTTCTCATCCCAGACAACCACGTTCAGCTCCTTGGTGTAGCCGGAAGGGTTCTCGCTGAGAGCGCCGATTCTTCTTTCCAATTTAAAATCAATTTTCATTGTATTTGCTCCTTGCTTTTGTTATAATAACTATGATCGTTTTGCTTAGAGCATTGACAGTTTGCGGCTGCCAATGCTCTTTTTCTTTTGTCCATGCCGGCAGTGCTCATTTATGCACCTCGATGGGAATTAAAACCACATCGCCCACCTGCAGGTCACCTTTGATATTGCTGATTTTGCGCGTCCAGAAGATAACTTCCCGGACGTCGCGATGGTCGCCTTCGCTATCCATGACATCGCCAACAATGTTCCAAAGGGTATCGCCTTCACCAGCAACGGTTTTTACTACATATTTTTCCACCGGACGGCTATAATCCCACGCCGCCCAAATGCAGCAGGCTGCCAGCAAAATGAATAATACTTTTTTTATCATCGTTTCCCTCCTTTACACAACGCCCTTACGGATTTGCTCCAGACGTGCAAGGTAGCTATTGCCAGCATTAGCAGTGAGAATGCTGACCTTTGCCGGCTTAATCACCGGTGTATATTCAGTCATATGCTCATTGCACAGCTGCTCTAGCAGCTCATCAGCACGCTTCACGTTGATGCGCCAGCCGCCGATTTTTACGGCCGGCAGCTTGCCCTTGCGGCACATATCGTAGATGGTACCTACGCTGGCTGATACGTGCTTAGCGTAATCCTTGATTGACATATACAGTACCTCAGCCATATGAATCACTCCTTTCTTTTACTTTCTTTCTCCACATCAGTGCTATAATGAAAGCACAGGAATGAGGTGTTTGTTATGCAAAGAAACGAATATATTTATATTCTTAACGGCATCCTTGACGGCTTAAAGAAGAACAATACGAGTAATGTTAATCCGCCTCTTTCGGATAAACAAATTGACGCTATCTCAACAGCCGTTATGAATGCCATCGCAAGATACGACTCTCTAAAACGCCCTAAATAATATCTACCTTAACATCGGCATATTCAAAAGGCATTTTCAGATCTTCTAAAGCTGCTTCCAATTCTGCCTGTGCCTTTTGGACACGCTCAAGCTTGCGACCAAGCTCACTTCTTTTGTATTGAGCCTTCACCTCAATACAAATTGGTGAGCTTTTGCTTTTTGTATCTTCCATCTTCCCCACCTCCCTTCTTTTCCACCACCTCGCAGCAGTGCTATAATAAAAGCACAGGAAGGAGGTGAGAATATGGTCACAACTTATAGGATAGACACAAGTTCGCTTTCGCCGGATGAGTATGAGCGGTTTTATGATGCTGTGGATCGCTTCGCTTTTATGATTTGTGTAGGGAAGCCGCACATACTCGAGGTTACATGGGACGAAAACGAACCATTAGAAAAATTAGTGCCTATTCCACCGGGATGTCTTTGGTATAAATTTTAATGGTGATTTTTTCGGCTTCAGGGCTACGTTCGACAATAGCCCTGAAGCTTTTTTTGCTGTTTATCGTATTCAGCAGCTGTTGAGCTGTTAACATACACAAACAGAAAGTTTTTTCTGTGATATTGATTGAGAGTACAGGTTCTTCTTTCATACCTTCGCCTCCGTAGACTTTAGTTTAAATTAATTTTTTCAAGTACCTGGATGCTGGAACCATCCAGGTACTTTTCTTCTTTACGCTTAAACTCATGCATCAACTGCCATAAGACACGCTTAACCTCACCATAGGTCAAACCTTGTTCTATAAACAAATCATTGATAAATTGCTTTGTCTCAGCAATTCTTTCCATTTGTTCCTCTTTCTCCATCTTCCCCACCTCCCTTCCTCAGCTCCTGCACCAGCGCCAGCAGCTCATCCAGATACTCCAGCTTACTATAGCCTTCCAGCTCGCAGACCATGAGGTCCATGCGGATGTCCGCCAGCAGGCGCAGCTTCATCTTTTCCCGCGCCAAGCGATTGAACGCGCGGCGTGTTGCCGGTGTGTCCGGCGTAAGCTGTATGCTCATTATTGCCTTTGCGCTTCCTCCCACCAGCTGGCGCGCTGAGCCTTTACTGCCTCGAAAGTCTTTCTGTAAAGTTCAGCTCTCTTTTGCCAAAACTCAACGGCAGAAGCACAGCGCAGCTTTTCGCATCCCAGCGCTTCCTCTTCGGCTTCCTGAGCTTTGGATAACAAAGCCATAGCGCAGGCCGAAACTTCATCAAGGGTAAGCTCTAGTTTCATTTCATTACCTCCCTACCGCCAGCGCCGCTTAGTAAGCCGACTGTTTTTCTTGCATTTTTGCAAGTTTATTGTCAAAAAAAATAAGCAAGAATTTCTCATCATTCAGACACAATACATCTCTAATGACCTGCAATTCGTTGCGATAAAATTCGCTTTTACCAGTCATTTTTCTGTAGAGAGTTGCATTATTAACGCCAATTCTCGACGCGAGTTCTTCTAAAGTCACTCCATGACGGGTGCACTCTGCTTTTAACTCGGGAATATTTGTAGCCATTTCTATCACCCCTTTCTTGCATTTCTGCAAGTTCATAATAACATTTTCGGAAGCTTATGTCAACACTTTTTGCAAGTTTTTATTGCGTTTTTGCAAGGTTGACTGTATACTATAAGCAGAAAGAGGTGTTTCCATGAATATAAAAGATATCATAAAACAAAAACGCTTAGAATGCGGTTATACAATGAAAGAATTAGCTGAAAAAGTCGGAGTAAGTGAAGCAACTGTTTCTAGATGGGAATCTGGAAATCTTGCAACAATGAAGCATACTAAAATCATGCTATTGGCCAAAGCTCTCAAAATATCGCCAGCTATGCTTTTTGATGCTCCAGCGTCCCCTTCTCTCTCCCTCACCCAGCAGGAAGAAACACACATAAAAAAATACCGCCAGCTGGATGCTGACGGCAAGGAAGAAATTGACGATCTGATTGATGTTAAGCTGGCCAAGCTCCAGCGCAAGGCGGAAGAAGACGCGGAGAGTTTAGGATAATTTAGGAGAGGCGCTTCGCCGGCATGGTCGGTGCGCCGATTAGAGCGGAAGCGCTGAGGAAAAATTAAAGCCGCCAGCGGAAGGCTGACAGCGGAGTGAGTGTAAATACTATATATTGTGGTGTTTGATATTAAACCTATATATAGTACCACAACGTTGACAAAAAAGCAAGTTTTTTCCCATACCTGTCATTGACATACATACTTTAAATGCGTATAATAGAGATAGGAAAAGCGCCGGTATCCCTACGGGGACCGGTACGGAAGAAGGCCTTCTCTGTTATGCAGAGGAGGTCTTTTTTTTGTGAAAGAATTTAAAACAACAAGCGAACAAATAGAACTTTTAAAGCAACGCGGGCTAATTATCCCCGATGAAGAACGTGCAAAAAAATATCTTTTAAGCCAAAACTACTATAACCTTATCAATGGATACGCCAGATTTTTTCCTAGAGAAGGAGATAACTACACTGCTCAAACAAGTTTTGACGAAATTACAAGCTTATATGTCTTTGAACGTGAATTTAAGCAGGTATTGCTTTTAGGTATTTTAGAAGCAGAAACACATTTAAGATCAATCTTTGCTCATCGTTTCGCTGAAAAATTTAAGGATGAACCTTATGCGTACTTAAATATAAACTGCTATGAGCAAGATAAGACGTTGTTAGTTGCAAAAACAATATCAAATCTTTCAAGAAAAATTTTGGCCCATAACAAGGATAAATCTAACAAAAGCAGCAGCATTGCTCACTATCTGAGAAAATACAAACATGTTCCCATATGGGTATTGATTAACCACATCGAGTTTGGAGAGCTGCGTCATTTGTTAAAGCACTCCAAAAAATCCTTACAAAATAATATTTGTAAAGACTGTCTTGAATTTATCGGGCAAAACATTCCTGATAACCACAGCCAGTTCCAACCGGAAACATTGAACAGTTTTCTTGAAAACATCAATGATATAAGAAATATATGTGCGCATAACAATCGCCTGCTTGGTTTCCGTTGCCACCAGAGCACTAAGTATTGGGCACCGCTTCATGAAAAATATAATATTCAGAAGGAGGACGAAAGGCGCAGCGCATACGAATCCTTCATAACACTCCAATGCTTCATTAGCAGGAACGAATACGCTATAATGCATAACACATTCAAAAAGCGTTTCAAGACTCTTAGCAATAAGCTAAAAACAATCCCTGTTAATAATGTTTTAAAAGAACTCGGGTTTCCGGATAATTGGCATATTGATAACGATAAAATAGAACAACTTTAACTGCGCAAAGCAAATACCGCCAGCTATATGCTGACGACAAGGAAGAAATTGACGATATTATTGATGTTAAGCTGGCCAAACTCCAGCACAAGGCGGAAGAAGACGTGGAGAGTTTAGAATAATAGATTTTGAAAGCGAGGAATGAAAATGAAAGATATAAAATTGTTTCAGAGTGCGCAGATTCGCTCTATTTGGAACGATGAAGCCGGAGAATGGTTCTTTTCTGTTGTCGATGTTGTCGGTGCATTGACCGACAGTGCAGATAAATCAGCTTATTGGCGAAAACTAAAGCAAAGAATGAAAGCAGAAGGTAATGAAACCGTGACAAATTGTCACAGGTTGAAATTGCTTGCAGAAGACGGGAAAATGCGCCTCACTGACACCGCAAATACAGAAGGTATTCTGCGTATTATCCAATCTATCCCCTCTCCTAAAGCCGAACCATTCAAGCAGTGGCTCGCGCAACTCGGTGCGGACCATATCCATGACCTTGAAGCAGCAGAAGCCTTCAACAAGGAAATAGACGCTCGTATTGAAGCACGAAATAATATCAAACAGCATAACGTTGCTCTCGCTGATGCAGCCTTTGCCGCAGGCGTAAAAACGAACCTTGACTTCGCCAAATTCCAAAATAGCGGTTACATGGGACTTTATGGCGGTGAAACCGCTGGCTATATAAAACGTCGCAAGAAGCTTAAACCTAATCAAGAGATTTTAGACCACATGGGCAGTGTGGAACTCGGTGCGAACCTGTTCCGCATCACGCAGGCAGAAGACAAACTGCGCCGTGAGAATATCAGTAGCAAAGAAGCTGCCAACAAAGTGCATTACGAAGTCGGTCGTACCGTTCGCAAAACTATTGAAGAACTCGGCGGCACAATGCCAGAAAAATTGCCTACGCCAAGCGAAAGTATTAAGCAGCTCGATAAACCTAAAAAATAAAAATACTGCCAGCCGGATGCTGACGGCAAGGAAGAAATTGACAATTTGATTGATGTTAAGCTGGCCAAGCTCCAGCGCAAAGCAGAAGAAAGCGTGGAGAGTTTAGGATAATTTAGGAATTGACAAAAATTTACTAATAGGTTACAATAAGACTACTAGATACACCGGTATCGCTTGCGACCGGTTGAAGGCCATCGTCTTATTGTAAGGCGATGGCCTTCTTTAGTTTGTACAGGGCGAATTAAACGAAAACTTAGTTGTTCGGGAAATCCGAACAACTGCAGCTGGCCAAGCTCCAGCGCAAGGCGAAAGAAGACGTGGAGAGCTTAGGATAATTTAGGGAACTTAATCATTAAGCATTTCGACGTACATTGCACCCATGTCTTCCCTTTCATCGTACAAATTATCCAGTTCTTCCCTCATATCACACAACTTTGTAATTAGGTACTGTAAATTTTCTTCTGTAATCTGCAGGGGAATGTCCTCTTCCTTGAATCTGCTGTTAAAGCGTATGGCTTCGGTACTAAAGTTACGCGTTAGCTCATCAATATAAGATTTTGTTAAAACCATAATAACCTCCAGAAAGGATGAAGAAAATGAAATTAGTAAATATGCCTACAATAGATGATGGAATGTTTGTTGATTATTTTCTAAACAGAGCAGATGCAAAAGATTTTCAAATGACTTTTAATGCGCCCGCACAAGCTATTCAAAAGTTCAAGCTTGATAATCTTTACAATTTGCTTAAATATGCTTTCTTTAATGATACCACAAATTTTGCCGGAGCGCACCACTTATTGCTTGAAGCAAAGTGCGTTCTCGCCAATATAACTCTGCCATCTTATGGATATCAACAAATTTCTATAGCAGATATTTCACCAAATTCAAGCATTATATCTTATCATTGTAACCCGGTTTCCCCTGCTGATAGTGGAATTTTGCCAATTATAACGCCATTACCGGAAAGTCCATCTACAGCTCTTTGCATTATGCCGACGCAATTACGCAGTGATGTAAAGTCACCCATAAGCTTCGAGTTATTGATTTTCGTTGCTGAAAACAAGTTGAAACAAAATCTGATATATTCTCTACTTAGCGATGCTTTTGCATATTGCCAAAAGAACAATTATAGATATGCCATCATAGCCGCACACAACGCCTACGAATTAGCAGCTAAAGATTATATAACGCGCTTATCCAAACAGTTTACTTTTAACGCCGATGCCACTGGTGCTATCAAAAACCTAGATAGAGAACTGATAAGCGTTATATCAAATAAATATCTCCCTATCATTACGTCGGTTAACAACAAGCCTATGCCTCCTAAATTAATAAAAGAGAATATTTTAAAGCTCACACGGCAGCGAAATGCTTTAAATCATTCTTTGTCTTCAGAATTGAGAGCTGACAAAAGCATGCTATACGATTTTGTTCTTTCGACATTTTTTATTTGCAAATATTTCCAATTGGATATACCACATAAGGATTATCCGAAAGAATCATTTGCATCTACGCATCCATGTCCGAAAGATGGCGTCAATACGATATTAAGTATTTGGAAATAACATACCGCCAGCAAATGACCAGCAAATTGCCGGCAAATAAAAAATCCCCCGGTGCTACCAACACGCTCAACGTCATCAACCCATGTTCCACCAAGAGCTGATTACCTTTTTATTATATCAGCTCTGCTCATAAAATGAAAGGAGCTGTTTTTTATGGCTAAAACCAAGAAATCTAACGGTGAAGGAACCATAAGCTACGAAAGCGACCGCAAAATGTACCGGGCAAGATTAATCGCTCCGGACGGAAAGCGCATCTCCAAACGCTTCCCCACGAAAAAGGAAGCAATGGAATGGCTGGCAGTTATGCAGTCCGATATCTACAAGAACGTCTATGTAGCTCCTAACAGCCTGCGTTTAGGCGAATGGCTCTCCGAATACCTCGTTACATACAAGGCACCTAAGGTGCGTCCCAAAACGCTGGACCGCTATATTCAGACCGCAAAGCACATTGCCCCTATTGCGGAAGTTGAGCTGCAAAAGCTGACGGCTCATACAGTGCAGCAATTCTACAATGAGCTGCCGCCGATGAGCGCCAGCAGCAAGAATAAAGTGCATAAGCTTCTGAAGGCTGCTATCACCAAAGCCTGCGCCATTGACCTGGTTGCAAAAAACTTCATGCAGGCGGTAGAAGCTCCACCGGTTCCCAAGGTTGAAGTCCAGGTATTCACTACGGAAGAAATCGGTAAGATTCTGCAGACGGCCAAGATCAGCCGTTATTACAGCAAATACTACCCCTTCTTCCTTCTGGCAGCGACTACCGGCGCGCGCCTCGGAGAGCTGTTAGGCCTTAAAGCGCCAAACGTAAAGCCAAATTATATCTACATCGACAACAGCCTGCAGGCAGTGCACGGAAAGCTCACAGATATGCCGCCCAAGACTGCTGCCGGTGTACGCAAGATAACTATTGCGCCTGAGGTCAGCAAAGCCCTCAAGCTCGCCAGCGCTTCTTCCGGTTCGGTGCTTTCGTTTAACAGGTACGTTTTCCACACCCGCAACGGCACGCCGATAGCACCAAGGAATATGGAACGCATCTGGAAGGCACTGCTGCAGGAAGCAGGCGTTGAATACAAGAACTTCCACGTTCTGCGCCACACTATGGCCACGCAGCTGCTTGCCAACGGTGTATCCATCGCCGAAGTTGCCAAGCGCTTGGGACACAGCAAAATCAGCCACACGCTCAACCTTTACAGCCACGCTGTGCCGAATTATGACGAAGGCATTCCGGATATCATCAGCAAGGCTTACGCACTCTGA